GGCTTGAACCAACAGGTGATGAGGCTCCTATGCACAGAGCATTGAAGCGCTATCAAGATGCTATGCGTGATGACAGTTGAACGCACCGAAGGATACGTACCATCACATGACATCAAGCAGTTTGACTTCACAAAAGATTTAGCGTTCGGACATGAAGGCGAAGAACTTGTTAGACAGTTTCTTTCCGATTTAAGTGGCGGCTCATTCGAAGTAAAGTATGACCGTTACCGCAACGGACGTATGTTCGTAGAGTTCGAACAAAACCCACGCAACACAGGGTGGAAAGCGTCAGGGATTGCTGTAAGTAAAGCGAAATGGTGGGTGTATTTGTTTGCACCATCAGCATTTGTTATAATAGAAACCAGCAGATTACGCCGCTACATAAAAGCCAATCACACTGTTCTACCAGTACGCATTGCGGCGCAACACTCCGACAACCCAGCGAAAGGCTTCCTCATATACCCAGAACAGTTAAAGGAGTTGCTTACAGTATCCACCTACGATTAGGAGAAACAATGTTAAAACGTGCAAGCACAATACTCATAGGATTCATGTTTATAGGGGCATCAGCAGTAATGGCGGAAGCGCCAGCCGAAGGGAACCCATCGTCGACCGCGAACATTCGCAACCTCAGGGAACACATCCCCACCCCACCCATACCAGACACAGCGTTAGCACCTCAGTGGTGGGCTTTGGCACGAGAAGTTGGTTGGGCTGAACAAGATTTAGAAACATTGGACTACGTGATTTACAGAGAGAGCAGAGGGGACAGCACAGCATGGAACAAACAAGACCCCAACGGAGGGAGTCGTTGCTTGCTTCAGGTCAATGGTTCATGGACGGGCTGGTTGAGACGGCAGAACATTCTGTTGAAACCATCCGACCTTTTCATCCCACGAATCTGTCTCACAGCAGGGCTTGCCATCCATCAGTATGGGATGGACAGATACGGGTGGGGTTGGGGACCGTGGGCTATACCCGCCCCCTGATATAGTCAAACCCATGAAGGGAAGTACCAAGACAGAATGGCTTTGCGACCAATGCGGCATGACTCTTTACACGTATGTGCGTGTTATCGAACCACCAACACACCGATGCACGAAACGTTCCAACAACAGTAACGCAACAAACATATTTCCACTAAAAGAAAGAAGCAAATAATGAACAACATAACCATCATCGGTAACGCAGGCAAACCCATCGAACTGAAATACAGTGCAGGTGGGGTAGCAGTAGGTAACTTCACTGTTGCCACAACATCAGGCAAAGACGAAAAGAAACAAACCACATGGCACAACGTCACCGTCTTCGGACAAATGGCAGAACACGCCGCGGCATCCATCGAGAAGGGTTCACGTGTCCTAGTCATGGGCAAACTAGACATCTCCTCCTATGAGAAAGATGGTACGAAAGTTTGGACAACTAAAATCTTGGCTGACGAAGTAGGTTTGACAATGCGTTTCAACGCTGTGTTCGCTGACAAGACAGAGAAGAACATGAAGGAAGTAACACAGAAGTTGGGTGGTCTACCGTTCCTCGGTGACGAAGAAGCGTTCTGATGGAACTCGTATCCTTCGACTTCGAAACATGGTTAGAGATAGGCATACGTGCAGGCTACGTGTCACCGCCAGTGTGCACCACACATGACGGGATACCTATGTCCATCACAGAAGAAGCAGAGTTTGAAGATGGCTCTGACCCTTGCATCCACATGATGCGATGCTACGAATCACAAGAACACAAAGAAGCAATCGAATCAAACTATTCACCAGCATTATGGAGGAACCCTTTCAATGACAACATCAACTGATGGCGCAGAAATACTTTTAGAAGCACACAACCTCATCACAGGCGACCGCCACGATGAATACGCACACCCGTTAGAGGACTACACACAAACCCGTGACATCTTCGAAGCAGTAACAGGCGTTCATCTCACTGTTGAACAGGCAATCATGTTCATGGTTTCTGTGAAACTGTCACGTCTGAGGACAGCACAGGAAGCAGGACGCTGGTCACATGACAGTCTTGTGGATGCGGCAGGGTACTTGGGATGTTTCGCTATGGTACGGGAAGCACAGTGGAACAGATAACACAGGTTCGTTGTAACAAATGTGGGCTGACCGTGTGCTATAACAAGGTACGTCTCATGGGATGTTTATGTGACCCTGATGCCCCAACGTGGATAGCGTTAGATGTAACAGGACGCATGTTGAAGATGTCTCACGCCGATTACACCATCATGGAAACAGCATGACCAGTTTAGGTAGACGCAACAACCCTTGCGCATGTCGCACACCGATACCAACACCACCGTTTTGTGGGGAAAGAGGAGTGGAAGATGACGACTGAACTGACACAAGAACTACGCCAACAGATAGCAGAGTTGGAACTTATCATTGAACAGTTGAAGGGTGAACTACTCGCAACGATGCGCGAGTTACATCATGGGTGAGCACGTTCGTGTTGAACGCACCGATTTGACAGCAGACATTTCTTTTGATAAACCTATGGGCATCTGCCCGCATTGCGGAACAATCAAAAATGCGGTAACAGTATGGACAGACTTCGAGATAGAAGGATGCCCGTGTATGTGTCATTACCATAAAAAACTTTACGCTGATGAGAAACCTCGAAGGGGAAAACGAAAATGAAACTACAATATCTGGGCTGGTATGACGAAGCAGCGTGTCGTGGACTGGACGGAGACATCTTTTTCCCTGAAGTTCCTATCGGTGTGAACCATGCAGGACTGTTCGATGAAGCGAAGAAGGTTTGTGGTAGGTGTTCTGTTCGTGCGAAATGTTTAGAGTTCGCTATGGAAGCAGAGCAGAATGAGATACGTAGGTACGGTATGTTTGGTGGTTTGACACCGCGTCAGCGTGACGCACGGGCTGGTAAGAGATAGCGAAAAGCCCCACTCAACGCAAGGGAAGGGGAAACCTTTGCGGAATGGGGCAGTTCACTTTCTAGGTTAGCAGATTATTTTTTGAGTTGCTTGACCCTGTAATTGCAGTGTCGCCACAACATGCTGTTATCTGCGTTTGCTTGTGCTTGTTGCTCTGTACGGTACTTCGATGCTAGGTCAGGGTTCGGGGTGAAAGTGGTTCCTTTGTTGCGTTCTGAGCCACGCCAGTACCCGTACTCCCGTTTCCCTATCAGTCTCACTACCACAAACAGAACCCTTGGGGGTTTCAGAGTTTTGTTTTGTGCGGTGCGTAGTTTGTGCAGTTTATATTTGACGGTCAGTCTGTTCATGCTTTCGGTTTGTTCAAGTGAAAGATGGCGGTGTTCAAGTCCCAACAGTTTTGTTCTTCACCTTCAACGAAGTTACCGTCACCTAGATACCCGTTCAACCATTCACCTGACAGCCAGTTGAAGATAGTCCCGTGAGGAAATACATCTTCTTCTAGGTCTGCGTTGTGATACCACTTTCCTAGTTCTGTGTCGTAGGTGACAACGAAGTGGTGCAGGGTAGCACGCTCTTTGGATGGTGGTGTGTCTGCTAATGGATAGATTTTCATTTGTTGTTCTCCCTTGTTGGATGGTTTCTCATTGACTGTTGGCGCTGTAGTTTTTTGTCGTTGCGTGCTGTTGCTAGTGCGTATCCGACCGCGAACCACACTGCCACTGTTAGATAGGTCATTGTGCTATCTCCACTTCTACGCTCAACACTTCCCCACCACGCTCTTTGGCTAGGTCGTATTCTCCTGCTCGCCACCTATCTTCTGCTTCTTCAGGTGTGTCTGCTTCGATGAAGTATGTGGTAAGAGTTTCTTCTACAACATTCACTAGGTATTCTGTGCTCATTGTGCTACCGCCTGTTTCATACCTTGCTCAATCAACCACTGCGCCTGATTTAGTTGCTCTAACATTGCGATGGTTTGCATTGGTGCTAACTCTCCTGTTTTGATACCTTCCGATAGTAGAAACCGCAAGTCCTCAAACTGGCGTACGATTTCTGCTCTGATTGTTTCCGTTGTCATTTTGTTTCTCCTTTGTAGGTTGCTTCCAGTATTTGCTCTGAACACCCGATAACTCTTGCGTCATCCCCTGTTGTGATGTAGTCCATGCCACACACCCCATCGTGTTCGTCGCTGTATGTCTCTATTGCTAGTACGAGAGTTACCTCTACTAGTTTTGTTGTTGCTAATGCTTTCATTTTGTTTCTCCCTCGTTGTTGTCTTCCGATATATCCTGCGTTGCCATCCACAAGTAATTCCATACTTGCTCATTCACGGCGTCATACCCACCTACATTGT